GCACCGAAACCTGTAGCCGTTCCAGTGGGTGAGGTGGCTAGATAGTTGTCTTGACCACTGCCCTCTAATGCCCAGAGTGATTTACTAGCTTGGCCGTACTTTACTTTAGTCTTAGCGAATAAGTTATTATAAACTTCAACACCTTTTGAGGGTTGCTCATCAATCGTGTCTCGAACTTTACCAGCAAAGGTTGATGATAGCTTCTCATTATAAGAGCCAGTCATAACTTTTAATAATGGGTCTAAACCAAATAGCCACTCGACCAGACAAGTGCCAGTGAGCGACTTTAGAAAGCGTGGTGGCAGATTGATGACAAGGAAGCGTTTGTCGTTCTGTTCAACAAAGGCTTGGATTTTATCACAGACTTCTTTTAGATAAGTTCGTTCGTCTTTATATAGCTTTGGATAACGATATTGGCAATAGTCGTAGAAGAAACGTCTAGCGAGTTCTTTTTTAGCTTCACGTTGTACATATTCTGGTATTTCAGTCATTTATATCAGCCTTGACGTTAGATTTGTATGTTGGATTATACTGAGCCGTATATTCTCGCACCAAGTCATCAAGAATATATCATACATGAGTTATCTGTCAGCTAATTTGCGTAGTTCTTCAGCCGTCAAAGCATTGTATGGGTTGAGTGAACCATCAGGGTTGCTTATCTCTTGCTCTGTCTTATCTCGCCAACCGTAGTTATTCTTGAGGTTAAATATAGGGCCAGTGGCATTAGATCCTATCAACAAGTTTTCCCACTGTTCTTCAACTCTATCCTTGGCCGCTTTTATAGTGTCAAAAAACTCGTCACGTTTCTCATAGTTTATAAGTGTCTCTCGGCTCGTATTTAAGAAGTTAGCTAGGCCAGTAATAGTGTAATGTTTCTGATACGATACTACCCATTCTTCTTTCGATGTGGGCTTAACTGACCTATCATCTTCTAATGATTCGTACTCAGTTCCATCTTTGCGTTTCTTTGTGACGGTTATCTGGCTGTATTCGTAACTAACCTTTAACTCTGGGTGTGGGTCGCACTCATCAAAGTAAGCGTCAATCTTGAGTTGTAACTCTTTGACTGATTCAAACTTCAATGGTCTACCGCCAGCCATCTTTTATTTCTTCTTTGTCTCTTTAACGTCTTTGGTTTTGACTTGGTCTTTCGTCTCGATAAGTTCAAAAGCTTTGATGTCGTAGTTTACGCCTTCGATTTGGACTAACTCAGGTTGGCCACCCATATTATAGTAAATCTTTGCGTCTTTAATTTCTTTGTTGTCTTTCATAATTTTCATGTCGTAGCTCCTAGTTATGTTGTCTTTAGGGTATCATTTTAAACAGTATTATTCTATTTTTAGACCGTAGTGTTCAGCTATTGCCGTAGCCCATTTTTTATCGCCCTGAGCCTTTATAGTCGTAAACCATCTTGGTTCGCCACTACTATACACTTTCACTGGTTTTGTTAATATACCACCTTTAAGGTATGAGCTACTGCCTACTATCTGGGAATGTATCTTTAACTCATACATAGTAGTTGCGGTGTTATCATCCCAATACTTTCCAATTGTATAATAACTTGGTTCAGTTGTAGGTCTCTCAAATGATTCATCCGCTTTAAGTTTCATAATGCTCCTTAATTATATTCTTCAAATACTAGCTTGTCGATTTGTTGAACTGCGCTTGCGACTTGTACGCTGTTACCTCTTGATTTTCCTCCGCTAAATAAAAAGGCGTTTTGTCTGGCCACTCGCTCTCGATAATAAATACTGCTGAACTCTTTTGCTACCTCGGTTGGTGTTAGCTGTATCTGGGCTAGGTAGAATCTTAATGAGTTAGTTGTTGGTGGTAGGTGGTCTCCTTTGGCAAGGATTGATATTTTACGACCGGACTTCTTGCTGGTGTATTCCATTCTAATGTAATATCTTGAGCATAGTTTAGAGTCGGTTTCTTCGATTGTTAAGGTTGCGCCTGGGGGTACGTGGGGCTTGAATAAATTGTAGGCTTTAATAATTTCGGCTTTTTCTTTTCTACAGTCTTCTGTTTTTTTGTTTAGCACATTGGCTCACCCCATTTTTAATTTGATTATCAAGTTAAATGATCGTTGTGATTTGTTTTTTCGTACCTGTTCTGCCCATAGAATAGGCTTATGCTAACGATTATGCAATAGTAATATCTACTTGTTGTGGATAAGTCGTCTAAGTAGCCACTTCTGAATAAAGTTTAGGCGTTCTAATTTAGCGTTGAACAGTATCTCAGATATGTCTTTGAGGTCTTTTTGCTTGGTCATTTGCTATTAGGTTATCACTATTTTTGAATGCCGTAATGCGCTACTAAGTAGTTTTGGCCGTTACAATCGCTAATACCGATACCGATTTCTTTATAATCACCGACGATATTCTCCAGGTGAGTTGGGCTATTTATTAGAGCCTTAAAAGCTAGTTCTTGGGTAGCGTAACCTTTGGCTAGATTTTCGCCAGCGTGTTCATATTTATAACCAGTTGCCTGTATAAAACTATAGAACTCTCGGCCTTGGCTGTCTGTGTGCGACCAGTTGCCGGATTTACATAGGTCATCGGCTTTTGCTTGGGCTGATTTCATTAGTTGACTGTTGATAGATAGCTTTGTAAGCTGTTTAGAAGCCCTGTAATCGTTTCCAAGTTCTAAGACGGTTTGTTCATCGGCATTTATACTAATGCTGTCTATACGCTGTGCTGGGGCTATCGTTTTAGTCGGAGTTAAAATATAACCAACTAATATAGCAATGATAATTACTAATGTGATGGTTATAATTTTGTGAGTGATTTGTTTCATACCCTAATAACAAGACCATACTTCTGGCGGGGTTTGCCCTTTGGGGACTTCGTAACCACTTACCAGATGACAACCTTTTGGAGTCTCTAAATACTGATAGTGACTAGCTATAGCAAAGTAAGATAACATCACAACTAGAGCTGTTAGTAATACGATATAGGTTTTTTTCATTTTATAACTCGCTTTCGATATGATTATTATTTTATATTCGTTTCATATCTAAGTCACATTGTACGCTAATGCTTAGGAATATGCAAGCATAAATGGTATTAGTAAGGGGGTCAGCTGGAGTTATAAGTACATTCCCTATGTGGAGTAAGGGTCATGCCGCAACTTATTAGTCGTCGCCATCCTCTGACCTTATCCCTTATTGATACCATTTATGATGTTAAGTTACTTGATTGTGCGCTTCTTTATTCGACTCTTTACGTCTCTTAGATTTAGATCATATTCAAATGTCAGGTTAAACTTTTCAAGTGTACTAATGTAATACTCCTCTTTAGTTGAATGTATTTGTTGTGTTGGTGTCTGTTTATAATTATATCACTAAGCTTTTGGGCGTTTAACCCTGCCGCCTTTATAACCAGCGATACTTGGGTATTCCCTACGGCTGACTTTACCACCAGCAGCACCGGCAACGCTAGGGTCTACTTTGCCATGCCCAAACTTGTATCCAGATGATTTAGCGCCGCCCTTAGCTGCGATTTCTCGTAGGTGGGCTTTCCATAATTCTTCACTGCCGTACTTGGCAATCATTGTTTCTTTGTAGCTCATACTTACCTCTTATTATCTTCCATTAAATTGATCACGTTCATCACTTCTTCTTCCGGCCAGCCCATATAGTCAGAGATTTGCAGGGCTATACGCTTGTTGTATTTCTTAATAGCCACTCTTATTTTTAATTTTGTTAGTATCTGCATTGATTTATCCTCTGTAATCTTTCTACGTGATATTTTATGTGCTTGTCGGAACGTCGGTCTAGTTCAAGGCTGATTGCGTCTATGCTGTAACATAGAAGTTCATCGCTAAGGCTTTTTATCCTGTTGTCAATTAGTTTCATATTTTTTCTTATGGTTTCTGTTTCGGCTGTGTCGGGCATTATTCATATCGCCTTTCTTGTTTTAGTGGCTCTACGGCTATTAGGGTGGCCTGTGTAGGCTGTTTAGGGTGATAAACGTATAAGTTCACACCTTTGCGGCCATCGGGGTCTGGTAGACACTCAATCGTTTCACCGTATGTGTGGCGTAATTCGTAGATTCTACCAACGTACTGTAGCAAATGATAATCGGTTGCAAGTTCGTAGTTGAATATCTGGCCACGCCTTTTGAACTCTTTTAGTAGTTCCGTTGCCTGGCTCATTACTCAGCCCCACTGAAATCTTCGTCATCACTATCACCTTTGCGAGCAAGGTAATACTTCTCGATGTCGGCAAAGTCGATTGCGTCTAATAGTTCACTAACTATAAACTCAGGTACGATGTCGGAAGCGTCTACGTCTTTAATAGTTACTTGTACATCGTCAACTGTTCCGAATAAGCGTTGACCTGTTACTTCCTCTATAACTACGTCGTTTGTATAAACCTGTATTGTGCTACTCATTTTTGTAATCCTTTCTACTTATTACTAAGTAAGATTGTACGCTAATGCTTGAGTATATGCAAGCCTATCGATCTTCTTTTATATTAGCTCGTAGAAGTTGTTCGGTTCGTAAACTGTTTTCTATAGTAATCTGCAAGTTGATTGCTATATCGTTTTTGCCAGATAATTCTACATTTTCCCCGATTATCCGCTCTACTTCTTTTTGATGAGCTAGTAAAATAGCTTGCTTGGCGTCTGATGTGTCTAATGTGAAACCTGTCTTACTGTCGCCATTTATAGTGATAGCAAATGTTTTTAGTATCTTATCTAAACGTTTATCTATATCGTCTGTCATAACAGGGGTGATAAAATCTTCTTTAGTTAGTTCTGCACCATTTTGTCGTGCATATTCATCAACATCGTCTTGTGTCCCACCTTTATTTAGAATATCGTCATCACTCATTATCACTACCTCACTTATCCTCTACCTTAAACTTTTTAACCATGTTTCGTATTCTGGTGGGAATGAACCTTGGGTTTCCCTCAGCTTCGTAGGGCAACGCACACGCCTTATTCTTTCTGATGAAACTTACCATCTCACCATCGTTAGGAAAATCCCACGCATTGGTTTTGTTATCTAAAAGGATGTTGCCTGTGTCGGTTCTTTTTATCTTGAATATATGCCCTATCAACGTAACGCTTCCATCTTTTGCGACAAGTGATGTCGGCAAATACCATACTCGTTCATATATAACTGTTGATTTGCTCATTACTTCATATTCCTTTCTTTCTTATCGTCTGTATTGACTAAGGTCATAACTTATTTATCCTTCAGAATATAAGTTGCACCGTCAATCACAATTTCTTTAGGGTGGGTAGCTTTTTCTTCTGCTGGTTCAATATCGTTAATCTCGTAGTCACCCAATACATATTGTGTTTTCCAGTAATCATTACCCATTTGGTCTTCAATTCTGGTAATCTTTTCTGTATCATCACCGCCGATGAACCAACCTTTATTAAATGCTTTCTTTGCAGAGACCCGAGCATCGCCATAGACCCAAGCATTGCCATAGACCTGAGCATTGCCATAGACCCAAGCATTGCCAGAGACCCGAGCATCTCCAGAGACCTGAGCATCTCCAGAGACCCGAGCATCTCCAGAGACCTGAGCATCTCCAGAGA